AAGAATTGAAGAAGAAGAGAATATACTAGAAAACAAAATAACAATTGATGAAACTAAAGAAGTTACTTTTAGTGGATTTGCAGAAAAAAGATCTAAATAAAAAAATATGGCAACATTAACACCAACACTAACACTAACAAGTACAGATGCTACCTCAGATGCTTTAAGTTTTTCTGTATCAGATAGTTTAACAGTAATAGCTCCAACTGTAGGTGTATCTAAAATAAACGCAACTAACGCAGGAGCTGCTAGTATAATAGTGCCAGCAGGAACTGCTGTTGCTTATCTATATGTCAAACACACTGGCACAACTAATGGGTCTACAGCAACTGCTCAATTAGTAGATCTTGAAAATACAGATAACGAGGCTTTTTCTCGTTTAGCTGCTGGAGAGTTTTTATTTATGCCTTTTAATCATGCTGGTGTAAATGTAGGAGTACAGCTTCAAGTAGCTAATGATAGTGTGGTTCAAATGGAATATGCTTTCTTTACAAAAGGATAATATATGTACGAACAAACCTTATACAAGGTTATTCAACCAATTAAATTAAGTACAATATCAAGACTTAATAAGTCTAAGAAATGGGAGTACGGGTACAACAAAGAACACGACCTTGTTGTAATTAGTAAGACCGGAAAGATTGGTGAGATTTATGAAATACAAAATCTTAAAATAGCTTTACCAAAAATAGAGAAAACAATAAAGTTTAAAAGTAATAGCTGGGAATATACTGAGTACCCTAAAGAGTTAAGTAAAATTAAAACAATCTTTGATTGGAAAAATTACGCTAATGATTTTAAGGAAAAATACATAGAATATATAGAGAATGAATTTAAAACCAGAGATGAAGGTTTATACTACAATAACAACAATGTTCCTACTTATATTACTGGTGCTCATTACATGTACTTGCAGTGGAGTAAGATTGATGTCGGGAAACCAGACTTTCGTGAAGCCAATAGATTATTCTACATCTTTTGGGAGGCATGTAAGGCAGATGCAAGATGTTACGGAATGTGTTATCTTAAGAATAGACGATCAGGGTTCTCTTTCATGGCGAGTGGAGAAACAGTTAACTTGGCAACAATATCCAGCGATGCCCGTTATGGCATCTTGTCCAAGTCCGGTCCTGATGCTAAGAAAATGTTTACAGACAAAGTCGTGCCAATATCCGTCAACTACCCGTTCTTCTTCAAGCCAATCCAAGACGGTATGGATAGACCAAAAACGGAACTTGCATTCAGAGTCCCAGCATCAAAACTTACCAGACGGAGTATTACAAGCACCGACAAGCCGGAAGATCTACAAGGCTTGGACACCACCATCGATTGGAAGAACACCGGTGACAACTCCTATGACGGAGAGAAACTTAAACTCCTTGTACATGATGAATCAGGGAAATGGGAGAGACCGAACAACATACTCAACAACTGGAGGGTTACCAAAACAACGCTAAGACTAGGTAGTAGAATAATAGGTAAGTGTATGATGGGATCCACCTCTAACTCATTAGATAAAGGTGGTGGAAACTTCAAGAAACTATATAAAGATTCTAATGTAATTAAAAGAAACAGGAATGGACAAACAAGTTCAGGTCTTTATAGTCTTTTTATTCCTATGGAGTGGAATTATGAGGGGTTTATTGACAAAAATGGTTACCCAGTTTTTGATAATCCTGAAACAGAAATCAAAGGACCTTATAATGAAATTATAGACACAGGGATACTAGAGCATTGGCAGAATGAAGTTGATGGTTTGAAGGGTGACCCTGATGCTTTAAATGAGTTTTACAGACAGTTCCCTAGAACAGAGGAACATGCATTTAGAGATGAAACTAAAAACAGTATATTTAATCTAGCTAAAATATACGAACAAGTAGATTACAATGAAGGAGTTAATAATAGCTCTGCGGTAACCTCTGGTAATTTTCAATGGGTTAATGGTATAAAAGATTCAAAAGTTATATTTTATCCAGATAAAAAAGGTAGATTTAATATTAGCTGGATACCACCTTCACATTTGCAAAATAAAGTTTTACAAACTAATCAGGGTAAAAAACCCGGCAATGAGCACATAGGTGCTTTTGGATGTGACAGTTATGATATATCAGGAACTGTTGATGGTCAAGGATCTAAAGGTGCTCTTCATGGATTAACTAAGTTTTCTATGGAAGACGCACCACCTAATCATTTTTTTCTAGAGTATATTGCTAGACCTCAGACCGCTGAGATTTTTTTTGAAGATGTTTTAATGTCATTAATATTTTATGGCATGCCTATTCTAGCGGAGAATAACAAACCAAGATTGTTATACTATATTAAAAGAAGAGGTTATAGAGGATACTCAATGAATAGACCTGATAAAATTTGGAATAAACTATCTACAACAGAAAAAGAAATAGGTGGTATACCTAACTCTAGTGAAGACATAAAGCAATCACACGCTGCAGCTATTGAAATGTATATACAAAATCATGTGGGTTCAAAGCAAGATGGAAATTATGGTAATATGTATTTTAATACAACACTTAATGATTGGTCTAGATTTGATATAAATAACAGAACAAAGCACGATGCATCAATAAGTAGTGGGTTAGCTATTATGGCTTGTAATAGGCATCTTTATAGTCCAAGAGTGGATATTGAAAAACAAAAAATAAATATTAGTATAGCTAAGTATCAGAATAAAGGTATGGCATCTAAAATAATTAAAGAACAATATGGCTGATTCAATTAATAAAAGTTATTTTCCTAGTCAGGTAGCCAGTGATCTCGAAAAGATGAGTGCTGAGTATGGACTAAAAGTTGCTAAAGCTGTAGAAAGAGAGTGGTTTTATGGTGACAGAGGATCTCATAGATTTAAAAATAACTTTGATAACTTTCACAGATTAAGGCTGTATGCTAGAGGAGAACAGTCTGTTCAAAAATACAAAGATGAACTTTCTATAAATGGAGACTTATCTTATCTTAACTTAGACTGGAAGCCGATACCTATTATAGGTAAGTTTGTAGATATTGTAGTTAATGGTATAGCTGAAAGAACTTATGATATAAAAGCATATTCTCAAGATCCGTCTGGTGTTAGTAAAAGAACTAAGTATATGGAAAGTATACTTATTGACATGAAAACAAAAGATTTAAATGAGTTTTCAAAACAAGCTTTTGGTTTAGATATATCAGAAACTCCTGAAAAAGATTTACCAGATACAGAAGAAGAGTTAGCATTACACATGCAGCTAACCTATAAGCAAGCTATAGAAATAGCTGAGGAGCAAGCAATATCAGTTTTATTTGACTCTAATAGATATGAGTTAACTAAGAAGAGATTTTACTACGATCTAACTGTTTTAGGTATAGGCTGTGTTAAAAACACATACAGTAAATCTGAAGGAGTTAAGATTGATTATGTTGATCCTGCTAACTTGGTTTACTCTTACACGGAATCCCCTTATTTTGAGGATATATATTATGCTGGTGAAATAAAAACAATTCCAATAAATGAATTAAAAAAATCATTTCCAGATATTACTCAAGAAGATTTAGAAGAAATAGAAAAGCAACCTGCCATATCTTCAATACCTAACAATAGAGCTATATACGACAGACACGATAACAATCAAATAGATGTTTTGTATTTTAATTACAAGACATATATGAATGAGGTTTACAAAATAAAAGAAACATCAACAGGTGCTGCTAAAGTAATAGTTAAGGATGATTCGTTTAATCCTCCAACAGGTATATCTGAAGATAAGTTTGAGAAACTATCTAGATCAGTTGAAGTACTGTATGAGGGTGTTTTAGTATTAGGTACTAAAAAACTTCTTAAGTGGGAAATGGCAACTAACATGATGCGACCTAAAAGTGATAACACTAAGGTTAAAATGAATTATGCTATTGTTGCACCAAGGATGTACAGAGGACGCATAGAATCTCTCGTAGGAAGGATAACTGGTTTCGCTGATATGATACAGCTTACTCACCTTAAACTTCAACAGGTGATGTCTAGAATGATTCCTGATGGGGTGTATCTAGACGCTGATGGAATAGCAGAAATTGATCTTGGTAATGGGACAAATTATAATCCTCAAGAAGCTCTTAATATGTTCTTTCAAACAGGTAGTGTTATTGGTAGATCAATGACTTCTGATGGAGATATGAATCCGGGTAAAGTACCTATTCAAGAAATATCAAGCGGTAGTGGTGGTCAAAAAATGCAGAGCTTAATACAGAACTACAATTATTATATGCAAATGATAAGAGATGTAACTGGTTTAAACGAGGCTAGGGATGGTAGCACACCAGATAAAAATGCTTTAGTAGGTGTACAGAAACTTGCCGCAGCAAATTCTAACACAGCAACTAGGCATATACTTCAATCTGGTTTATTTTTAACAGCAGAAACAGCAGAATGCTTATCACTTAGAATATCTGATATAATAGAATACTCACCAACAAAGGATGCTTTCATACAAAGTATAGGTGTCCATAACGTAGCTACTCTTGAAGAGTTGCAAAATTTGCACATACATGATTTTGGTATATTCTTAGAGCTAGAGCCTGATGAAGAAGAAAAGCAATTACTTGAAAACAATATACAGGTAGCTGTTGCTCAAAAAGGTATAGACCTAGAGGATGCTATTGATCTTAGACAAATAAGAAACACAAAACTTGCTAACCAACTTCTTAAAATTAGAAGAAAGAAAAAACAAGAAAGAGACCAACAAATGCAAGAGCGAAACATTCAGGCTCAAGCTCAAGCAAATGCTCAAGCTCAACAAGTAGCGGCACAAGCTGAAGTACAAAAACAACAATCTCTTATACAAATCAATAGTCAATTAGAGCAGTTAAAAGCTCAGTTAGAGCAGCAAAAAATGCAACAAGAAGTTCAAGCTAAAAAAGAATTAATGCAACTTGAGTTTCAGATGAATATGAAATTAAAACAAATGGAAGTTCAATCTGTTAGAGGTAAAGAAAAAGAAAAAGAAGATCGTAAAGATAAAAGAACAAAAATTCAAGCATCTCAACAATCTGAATTAATAGATCAAAGAAAAAATGAAAAACCACCTAAAAACTTTGAGTCTGCAGGTAATGATATACTTAGTGGTAATTTTAACTTAGGTAGTTTTGACCCTAAATAAAAATAATAAATAAAACAAAAATAAAATGAGTATAAATTCAAGTGCAGTA